TTCTCAAAAACCTAGAAAAACATCCATCTTATTATTCAGCATTAATCCAGTTTGAAACAGGAATGAATCAAGGATCCAAAATTACTGAAACCACATTTAATAAATTCCTAGAAACTTTTACAGGTAATGAAAGTAGAGGTGATGGAATGCAAGAAGTTGATAAAGATTTTAAAAACGATAAAATGGAAGAACTTAAAGAAGCAATTAGAACTACATTAAAAAGTATGTTAAATGAACAAGGAGGAGCTAAAGCAGCTGCTATGGCTGATATGGAAGATGATGGTGAAAAAGAAGGAGGTAAAAAAGGAAAAGGTAAAACTAAAAAAGATAAACCAGTAAGAAAAGATAGATTTGATAGAGAAGAAGAAGCTATAAAAGACATATTATTTAGAGTAGATGCTAAAGGTAAAAAACCAAAAGAAGAAGGAGATTACACAAAAGATAATCCTGCTCCTGGTAGTATGCTTTTTATTAAAGATGAGTTATTAGACACGTATAAAAACGATATAAAAAATGACCCTAAATTAGAAAAACCTAAAGATAAAGAAGACGCTTATAATAAATTACAAAAAGAAGCAAATTCAGAATTTGAAGACGCTTTTGAAAAATTTAATGAAGAATTTGACACAGATGGTACTCTTAATTTATATGTAAAAGATCAAGAATTATTTAAAACTATAAAAAGCCTTCAAGAAAGACTTAAATTAGGTTTAGATAAAGCAAGAGCAGGAGTAGAAGAAGAAGCTAGAGGAACTAGACGTGAAATAGCTAAATCTCAAATGACACGTGAAGAAGCTCTTAGACTTCTTGAAATCTGTAAAGAACATGGTGTTTCTTTAAGAGAAGGAACCGATAGTGTAAAAATATATTATGAAATAGCAAAAGCTTCTTATTTAGAAGGAGTAGCTAATGCATTAAAATTATAATAACCAAAAAAATAAAAAGTTATGAATTGGATAAATAGTTGGAGAGAAGGTAATAAAAAAAATATTATTGACTTTACATTAAGATTTGGAGTATTAACTCTATTTGAACTTAAGTGGAATCCCGGAATTAAGTTTAGATTATTAATATTAAATTTTGGGATTGAATTATAAGACTAATAATAACTTTAAAAAGTAAAATTAAAATGACATTAAAAGAACTTAAAAAAATGATAGCAGAAGAATATGCTGCATTTAAATCAAAATCTAGAAAAAGAATAAACGAACAGCCAGTTGATATGCCTGATTTACCTGGAATGCCAGGAATATCTGTATCAGATAATGATGTAGACGCTACAGGTGGAGCTGGTGATGCTGAAGCGGCATTAAAAGAAATCCAAAAAATGATAGAAGATTATTTCTCAGCTGATGAAGAAGATGATGCTGCTGATGATGCTGATGATGATGCTGGTGCAGAAGATGCAGAAGATGCAGAAGGTGAAGAAGATGAAGAAGCTGATTTAGAAGAAATATCAAATCACGGTATGGGTAAATCTGCTAAAAAAACATCAGGTAAAAATGCTGGATATAAAACAGTTAAAGAATCAAAACGAGTATTTATTCCAAAAGCTAAAAAATCTAAAGCAAAAAACCTTAGAAAGTTTACTTCAAACAAGCCAACAGCAATTTTGGAACAAAAAATCTTTAAAAGTAGATTACAAAAATTAGCTAATATTAAAAAATAAAACATGACTCTTGATGAGTTATTATTAGAGTGGTCTTATAGGTCAGAAAAGGGTTATCCATCTTTGGATAATCCTTCTGACATCTCTATACTTAAACAAATCTTAGAACAGTTAGAATTACCTTCTAACACAGTTATAAAATCTTTAAAAGAAGCTTCTTTAAATCCAGGCGAATTAAAAAAAGATAGAATAGGTAATATTAAAGAACCTGGTATTCGTGTACAATTATTTTTAGATAAAATTGAAAGAGGCGATGAATTTGAAATGATAGATGGTACTAAATTAACTATTAATAAAGAAAAATCTCAAGATGCTATTGAAAGATTAGAACAATATTTAGTATCTTACCAAGATAATTTATCTGGTTTAGTTTTTTATGACGATAATGAAACCCCACATGATCTTAAATCTTTTAAAAAAACAGAAGAATTTGGTTCAAGTAAAGGAGCAGGAGGGGGTTCTGATGAAACTAGACTTCAAGAAACTGCTCACGCTTATGGTTGTGCTATAGGATATTATGTAAATAATGATTCTATAACTAGTGAAGATTTAAACCAAGAAAATTTCGAACAAGCAGCACCTCATGTAGATGCTGACGCTTCTACTGAAGAAGTAATAAATTTTTTAAACGAAAAACCACAATGGTCTGATTCAATAGTTAAATCTGTAAATAGTATAATTAAAACTTTTCCTAACAACAATTTTAAAGTCCATAGAGGTTCAGAACAAGTACAAAGAATATATAATTCTTGGAGTAAAGTTGCTAAAAAAGAAGGAGATTTAAAAATGGGAGACGACAAATGGAATCCTGCTGATATTTGGTTAATATCCAACGACCTTATAGACCATGATTGGTCGGGTAATTTAGAAGTATTAAATGGTCAAATATCCAATTTTTATGCTGATAATAAATTAATAGGAATATCCCTAAAACAAATCCCTAAAAACAGAGAACCTAAAATTGTAGTTCAAAATGACCCAGAAATACCAAAAGAAAACATATATAAATTTAATGATTTTGATGCTTCAATCAAATCATCTAACATAGAAATAAAATATATAGATTCTTCTAAAGAAGAGAATTCAGATGAAAACGCGGGGACATTAATGTTAAAAAATTTTAATGTTGATTCAGGATGGTGTGCTGAAATCTCAGGTAAAGCAGCTAGAGGAGGAAAAGCATGCCATGGAGGTATAAATGACATTTTAAAACTAAATAAAATAGATTTATTACCTACAAGTAAAGATGTAAAAACTGCATTCCAAACAGATGATGAGGATTATTATAATAAATTTTATTACCTATTTGATAGATTTTTAGAAAATATTTCTAAAGAAGACTTTAAACAATTATATGATAAATCTGAATTAAGTTGGAGAACCGCTAAATATATGGGTTTAGAATTTTTAGAAAAAATATACAACAACACGGAATTAGCAGATGAAATAATAAATGATATTATGAGATATGCTGCTTCATCTACAAAAGCCTCATCACAACATATAAAGTTTTATTAAAATATTTGGTTTTTAAGATATTCTTTATTATATAACACTTAAATAAATTAATTTTAATATGAAATACGCACGACAGTTACAAGGAGCTATAAATGATTTAGATCAAAAATTATTAGCACTTAATAGAATAATTAAAAGAGGTCAAGTAGAAGAAGCCATTCAGTATATGGAACAGGGTCCTCTTAAAGATTCTTTTGAAAATCTACAAAATATATATAATATTGCACAAACAGGGAATTTAGGAGATGGTTTAGGAGCAAGAGGAACTACCCAAACAGGTACACTTTAAAAAAAATAGGTTATGTTATCAGCAGAAAAAATCCAATCAAATTGGGAACGTTATCTTAATGAAATACGAGCAAATATATCTAAAGAAAGAATAGACATATTAATTCCATTTTTAGAAAAATTTGAAGAACGAATAATGATGATGCCTGCCGCGGCTAAAAACTGGCATCATTCAGCATTTGCTGGTGGTTATGTTGATCATGTATTACGTGTATATGATTGCGCAAATGAATTATATAAAACGTGGAATAAAATGGGAGGCGATATATCCACATATACAATTGAAGAAATGCATTTCGTCGCTTTATTCCATGATTTAGGTAAGATGGGTCAACAAGAAGGTGAATATTATCAACCAAATGACTCCCAATGGCATATTGACAAATTAGGTCAAATTTATAAATTTAATACTGACATCCCTGCTATGAAGATACCAGAACGATCTTTATTTCTATTACAACAAATAGGGTGTATAGTATCTCAAAACGAATATATAGGAATTAAAATACATGATGGTTTATATGATGATTCTAATAAGTTCTACTTTATGTCAGGTATGAAAGAAACAAAATTAAGATCACATTTACCTTTACTTATGCATCAAGCGGATCATATGGCAGCTCAAATTGAATATGAAATATGGAATAACGCAACTGATGCTGTCCCTAAACAATCAAAACCAAAAAATGGGTCTAAGGGAGATAAAGCAATAAGAAATGCTAAAAAAATAAATACTAAAAATAATCCGAATCTATCCAATGCTACTTTGGATGTGATAGATTCTTTTTTTAAAGATTAAATTATGGGTTGGATAATAGCAACAATAGTACTTACTATAATTATAACAGCAATGAGTTTTGCTCTTATAAACTTACTGAAAAAAAATGAAAAACTAGAAGATTTTATTGCAAAACAAAGTGATGCTGTAAATCAATGTGATGTAAGACTAAAACAAATTGATGATAAAGGCATATTTTATTCCGATGATCAAATAGGATGGTTTTTTAAAGAGGTAAAAAAAATACAAGAAGCCTTAAACGAATTTACTCTTAATTAAAAATATGACTAATAAAACCAAAATTAAACTGGATACAAACTCTATTCCACCTCCTAAAAAGAAAAGAGGAAGAAAAAGAACCAAAAAAAGATATTTTACAGAAGACACTGAATTAGCAATATCAGAATATTTAGCTTCTACTAATCAAGATGAAAGAGATCATATATATAGAACTCGTATACATTATGCTTTATATAAATTAGCTGAAAATTTAATACACACTTTTAAATTTTACTATACAGAAGTAGATAATTTAGAAGATTTAAAACATGAAGTGATTTGTTTTCTTTTAGAAAAATTAGACTATTTTAAACCTGAAAAGGGATCTAAAGCATTTTCTTATTTTTCTATTGTAGGTAAAAATTATCTTATACTTTATAATAATAATAACTACAAAAAGAAAAAACAAAAAGTAGACCTATTAGCAGCAGATGAAGATGAAGGAGTATTACATCAACTAGGTAGAGATCAAAGAAAAAAAGAATTAAAAGATTTTATAGATTATTTTACAACATATATAGATAAACATATGTTTACTCTTTTTAAAAAAGAAAAAGATAAAAAAGTTTGTGATGCTATAAATACTTTATTTAAAAGAAGAGAAAATTTAGAAATTTTTAATAAAAAAGCTTTATACATATACATAAGAGAAATGACAGAAGTAGATACTCCTGTTATAACAAAAGTAACTAAAATTTTAAAAAAACTTTACAAAAAACTTTATCTAGAATTCAAAGATACAGGATATGTGAAAATTTAAAATCTTCCCATATTTATAATAAAATATAATTATGGCACAAAATTCTTTAGACCAAATAATATTCGATGATAAATCTTTTTCAGATTTATTAAAAGAAATACATAAAAATCAAAGTAAAAAATCAAAACAATTAGCTTCTTTAATAGCTGAATTACGTCCTCTTATTACTAGTTTAGGAGATGCTACAGTAGTAGTACCATTAATTAAAGAATATATGGAAATTAGTGTTAAAAATGATGATCAATTAATAAAAATGGCTGCTATTGTACAAAGATTATCTACAGGAGCTACTTCTAGTGGTGATGGGGGGTTATTAACAGAAGAAGAAATGGAACAACTTCAAAGTGTAGCAGAAGAAATATCTAAAACAGTAGAAAAACCAAAACCACTTGAATTAAAAGAACCAAAAAAAGAAGATTAAATGAGAGTAGTTAGAGTTCAAGACATAGTTTTAGATGAATCTCACTTCCATTTTGATGGAGAAGATTCTATGGGGACTATAATATACACTGAATTAAATGATAGTACTCCTAGAGATAATAATTTTACAAACTGTAAAGCAGCTAGGCCTTTATTTTATAACATGATTACGGGTTATCCCGTCCCTAATGAATTAGTACATGTTATAAGTGCACCTTCTTTTGCACACAATGATTTTGGTAATATGGTAGAATATTATTTCCCTCCTATAGCAGTTCATAAAAGTCCTACTAGTAATGCCTTACCAAACGCCGTAACTGATAAAGGAACCTATTTTGAAGGTACATATTTTAAAGAAAACATAAATATAAGACCCTTAAGAGTTTATGAAGGAGATATAGTAATAGAAGGACGATTTGGTAATTCTCTAAGATTTGGATCTACTATAGATAATAAAAAAACATTATTTCCTAATTATTGGAGCAATAGAGGAAAAATAGGAAATCCTATTACTATTATAAGAAATGGTCAAAACCCAGGAACCCAATCTCCTGATAATGCTATAGGTCCTAGAATGCCTTATGTTCATATATTAGAAGATATTCAAAATGATGATGCTTCTGTAGCTTTATGTTCTAACCAACAAATAACTAATTTTATGCCTGCTTCTATTCATATGGGATCTTATGGTCTAATTAAAAAAGAAGAACAACAAAAAACAGAAGAAGTAGAAAGAGGAGATGAAAATATGCCTAACAATGTAACAGAAGATGTTGAATTACAACAAGCAACCCCTTTACCAGCAGAGGAAATTAGACAGATTGAAGAAAGCACTTTACCTGTATCTGCTAGTATAGATACTGTAACATATGATATAGCACCAACATCAGATACAGCTATATTCCCAGAGACAGACGTACCTCTATCCTCATTATCTTCAAGTACATCAGATATTAACCAGACTTTAGGAGACCCAATAGCAGCCCCTTATGTTGCTCCTATAGATAACACAGCTGTATCTCCTTACACTACAGGAGGAGGAGGTGGAGTTTCTTAAAAAAAATAAAAAATGGCAAGATTTACAAGAGCACATGCAATATCAACTTATGGAAAAGCAGAAATAGTAGGGATTAATAATGAACCTGGAATTGATGTAGATACAGACTCTAAACTTACATCAAATTTTATCTATACTAATCTAGATAAGTTATTTACTAATTGTGTAATTCCTATCCAAAATGCCTTTGATGTTGAAGGAGTAAATATAGGTATTACCTCTTGTTACAGATCTAAAGCATGGAATGAATATGTAGAGGGGGTTGAAGATTCACATCATATATCAGGATATGCTGTAGACCTAATAAGTACAAAACACCCTACATATGTATTATTTAATTGGTGTAAAGATAATTTACCTCTTTGGAATCAATTAATATGGGAGTTTCCTGAGAAAGGCCCTTTTATAGGAAGTGGTAAAGATTGTTCTTGGGTTCATATTTCTTTTATAGAAGGAAATAATCCAAAAACATTATCTGTAGCTTCTGCATTAGATAGTTTACATGACCTTTACACTGATAGTGATACATTTCGTAGAGGAAATTACACACATCATATAAAAGAAGCAGATTTAAAATTACTTGCTGAAGCAAAGGGAGATAATGAAACTTATACTCAAGGTGAAGGAAATTCACTTTGGGGTAATACTATACAATCAAGTGGTGGTGGTTCATCATATTAATAAATAAATAAAATGGCTGATAGATCAAAAAATTATATACCAGAACATCCAGGAATCCATCAAGGAAACCAAGTAATAATAAATTCAGATAGACTAATATTTAATGCACGAAAAGACAGCATATTATTATATTCTGATAAAGTTGTAGGGTTTAGTACTAATGGAAGTTTCCATTTTGATACTAGTCCAGATCCTGATAAAAGTAAATTTATTGTAAACTCTCCTAATATTTATTTAGGAATGGGTCCTGAAAATTCTCTTCCTACACAATGTGCTGTTTTATCAGATGATTTAATATTAGCTTTAGGAGACATTTTAAAGGCTATTGAAAAAGTATATTCAGATATAAACTTTCAAATATCTTATACAACAGTAGGAGTAGGAAAACAAACTACTTTTTCATCTAAAAACTTTAAATTAATGCAAAAAAGACAAAAAGAATTAAGAAAATTATATGAATCTTTTCAAGATATAAAAAGTTTAAATACAAAACTAGTATAAATAATGGCTACACAAGTAATAAGAAATATCGTAAATACTCAAGTTGATTCTGTTTTAGTTAGAGCCGAAGAAGAATTAAGAAATGAGGGTAAGAAAAAACAACAAGAATTACAAGATAAAATCCCTACTCCACCAGAAATAATAGAAAAACTTAAAGCAGAAATAAGCAAATATGCTTGTAGTGAAAAAGGAAAAGCAAAATTTCAAAAAAAATATGATCAAATAGATAATAACTTATCGAAAGTAGAAAACATATTAAATGGTGCTATTGAAAAAATTGAAGCTATAGAATCAAAAATAAAACCTATTTTTGAAGAAGATGGTCCTTTAAAAAAGGTATC